TTAGTCTAATTCAACTAATCGTTTCAATTCACCATTTACAAACCACATTTCACACGTTACGTTATCGCCGTCTTTCAAGGTGGCCATATATAACCCCTCTTTGTTTGGTTGAATATCTTCTGCGAATTGATGTGTTTTTCCATTGAATGTAAATACTTTTGCCATAATGTTTTCCTTTCTTGGTAAATAAATAGTTGTTGCAATCCGTGCAACTCGGAGATATTTGGATCACCTACCATCTCACAACTTTAACTAATGCGGATGCACCTTTAAATTCTGAACCTTTAAAATGTGCTAACCCCTCAAAGCGTTTATCTTCATATCCGATAGTTTCGTATATTTCGCCATTATTCATTACAGTTGCACCCGCTAATATACTATGCGGTTTGTCTAAATTGATTTTATACACGTCAACTTTTTGGGCTTCGTCATTTTCAACAACCGCGGTCCTATCGCTTTTTTCTGTTGCTAATTTCGGTACATTAGGCGATTTGTTACTAATTGCATTTTTAGTAATCACCGCCGCATCATGTATCGTCGGAGCATTAACCCGATATGTTGCCACTGGTTCAGAACGTTCTTTTAACGTAATAATTTGTTGCGCTTCTTTAGTCGAAACATGCAATGCATTGCCCAATTGTTTCGGGTTCTTTGCCGCTTCTTGCTTTAATATTACCGGTTGCTCCTGCTTATGCTTGATATGGTTATTAATCAATAGCCCAACTGCAAGTACTAGCAACACAAGAAGTGCCACCGTAATAACTGGCATGTATTGCTTAATTAACTGTTTGATAGTATCCATAATTACCCCCTATTAAATAGGCCAATTTAGCACTAAATCAGCATCAAATTCCTTGCCCTCGATGTTTTCGCTAAATGTGTACTGCCACAAATTGGCCCCTTTATAGTCGCATTGGTTATTAAGTTGTGCGCACCAGATAGCGCAACCGCCTAATTGATTAACATCTAATACATTCACTAACCAGTCATAACTAGCGTACAAACCAGTATTAACATATCCAGCTTGCCATAATTTATTGATGAACACGCTACAAATATTTGTTAATTGTTGGCTAGTAGGCATGCCACGATTTGCCTTGTAATCGTCAGCATCTTCCATATCGAACCATACGCCCATAGGCAACTTACCAGTAGTTAATCCGGCATCGTTTAATGTATTCAATACGAATTCCGCTTCATCTGCCGCATTTTCTTCATTCATTGCGTAGGAATAATGGTATACCCCAATAGCTAAACCGGCGTTAATTGCGCCGTTTACATTGTTATAAAATTCACTATCTAAATTGCCACGGCCATAACCGATACGGATAATAGCAAAATCGAACCCGTTCGCCTTAATTGCGCCCCAATCAACTACACCGTTATTTTCGCTTACATCAATACCCCTCATGGTACCCCCTATAATTTAACTTTATTTTCAATTTTGGTTTTAATTAAATCCAAAAACTTACCCATAGAAACGTTGCCGCCGTCGCGGAGATTTTCCAGTATAGATAAAAATTCAGATGAACCTAAATATAACCATACAAGCGATACCGCAAATTGTTTCTGACCGCTCATTTCGTCAAATAAAATAGCGGCCATTGTGGCCGCAACATATGTCATAACTTTTCCAACAAAACCCTTACGCATATATTTAGATGCTATGAGTTGTTTTTCAAACGCTACCGGTATTGCCCGGTATTTCTCCCATGTGGCTATTTTCTCCGGATCATATCCGAACTCATCAATCAACATTTTATAAGCGATTGCCGCCCATTTTGTGAGTAAATCGACGAATACCAATAAAATAAACACGCCCAATATTTGAACGTGTTTTAAACCAATCACCCATATAGCCAACGCAGCAACGCTGCTTAATATTGTTTTTAAGATAAAGCTAGTTGTAAGAGAATTCCAACTATCGATTAAGAAATCTAACACTATTTGCATTATTACTCCTTTATAATCCCTAAGCCATATACCCCTCTTGCTACATTGGCTTTTTGAATATTTAGTTTGTCTAACTTTTCCCTCTTTGCATCGCTAGACATGGTTTCACTATCAATAATTTTCTTTGATGCTTTATTGATGGCCTTAAATGAATTTTGTGCATTTTTCAGCTTATTGTATAACTTAGGGTCATAGCCTTCCGGTCTCTGCCCTGTAAGTTTTAGTTCGTTATGTAGTTTTTCCTGCTCCTTAAAGTCGTCATAGACACGTTGCACGCTATCGCTACTTTGATATGGTTTAGCAAAGAAACGGCGTATTTCCGGTAACTCCGTTACACCTTTAGTAGGGCGTTTTTCATTCGCACCACTAATAGCATCCGTTATGTCTAATCCTAATCGAGCAAGGTTGCCACCATAACCCATGATAGTATTATCTACCTTGTATGGTGATACGTTGAATGTGTCGCCAATTTTGCGAGCCACCATGGACGTATTAGATCCGTACTGTAGTTTATCCGGTAGTTTTTCTTGTGATTGAGGTACGATGTTTCTTTGTCTGAATTTAGAGTAATTACTCCACCATTCCCAAATCGGAGACAAAGCCGTAGGTAATACATCCGGTAATAATGTATCAATTACCCTATCACCTAAACCTTTAAAGCCGACTCCGTTTCTGCCTGTTGATTTATCGTCGAAATACTGTAACATACGTTCAAATGTAGTGCCGTATAACAACCCTAATTCAAACGGCTTAGGTATCTTTACAAATTTATCCCCAGCCGGAATATGGAAGAATGTATCCTTTTCCCATTGTGGCAACTCTTGATATGCTGAATTATCTTTGTTTAAATACCATAATGCGATTGTAGGCAACGTGATAAACAAAGTAGATTTAATCGTCATACCTTTCGGATCATCACGCCATGCACGTACTAATTTGTCGCCGCCTTGAATGGTTGCATTAAAGAACGCTACAACTTTATTTGCAGTTTTGGTATGCGTACCGGTACGGCTGAAATCAATCGTAATATCACGGCTTGCAATAGATGCTTCACCTAGTGATTTAGGTTTTAAATTAGTTTTTGTTAAACGACTGTATAACCCTGTATACCCTTTTCTGGCATTGCTAAATTCGCCTAAACGAGTAGCCACTTCCGTTGCTTCCGATATAGCGCGCAACACTTCCATAGGATTTCTTGCAACTTTTGATAATGTAGACTTACGAGAAAATAATTCTCTTAAATGTCCACTCAAATAGTCTCTATCAAGGCTTACCATAGCAGCATGAGCGCCACCACTTTTGACGTAATCCCAATATAACTGGTCTTTCTTTAAGAAATGTGCTAGCCCTCTAAATGTATCAACTACAGGCAAAAAACCATGTTTAGAGAATACGCCGGCTGAAATGGTATCACGCAAAGCATTTGTGATAGCAAAGCCGGCGGTAACAGTTGAACCAGCACGTAACCAACTAGCCGGATACTGCAATATTTTTGTTATAAAATTGCTTGTATCCTTGTTCATCATTTTCATTGCTTGCGCTAATTCCGGAGTTGTTTCATATACAACTTTTTTCCCTTTAACCCAAATAGAAAATGTATTGTCTGTAGATTTTGCCGGTCTATTACCTCTTACTTCTTCGACGATGGTTCCTATACCCGGTTTCTTTGCAAGTTTAGCAAAGGTAACTCCTACGTGATTTCGTTCGATTGCATTGTAGAATTGGTATGTATTTTTTACGATACTTTCTAACGGATCAATAATATCACGTGTGCTGCCTTTGAACCGCTTAATAGGATTAGCCACGTTGACAAACCCTTTTGAACTAGAAAAGAACCCATCCATACTCTCTGCTGAGAAATCACGGAAAAACGGAACATAATTAGGGTATTTATTTCTCAATAAATGATATGTTTCCAGTTTTAATATCCCATTATTCACGAGTTCAGCAAGTATATAATCTTGAAAACGGTGAATATCTTTAGCGGCACTTTTGAATGTAGGTTTTTTTTCATACTGCTTAACGGCTGCTAAATCCTCTTTCAATGTAAATGTAGCCATTTGTCCGTTACGGTGTAGGTCTAAATCATGCAGCGCTACAAGGTAGGCGCTAAAATCTTTATGTTCTTTTTGAGGTATATCCTTAATAATATCCTCAAACGAACGAACGCCCTTTTCAGGTCTCCCACGCTTAATAAATTCTTCTGCTTTGCCTACCCAACCACGAGACAACCACGCTTGCATAAATGGATTGTCTTTAAATGCTACTTTTTCACCTGTGATACGTTCCACTTCCTCAACCATTTCACGTAATGGATTAAGTTCATCAATAGCTTTTGTATAGATATCACTCGCTACACGTTTAATGGTATCTTTAATATTTCCATCTTTAGCATCCGTAATGATACGTTCAGCTTTAGAGGTTCGTTCAAAGGAAATAGAACCTTTGATACGGTCTGCGCTAGATTGGTTAAACCATTTATGAGTAACATCAGATAATTTATCAACAGCTGCATTGAGTTCCTTATCATTTTTTACGGTTTCTTTGAAATAATTATAGAAAGTAGGAAATAACTTTTTAGCTCTCGCTCTATCTCCAATGTAATCATTGAAAAATTCGGCAAATCCCTCTTGTCGTACACCTTGTCTATTCAAATGATTGTACGCATTACCGAACCGTTGTCGCACCTGTCCTAATAAATCTTTATCGATAGCGGCTTGTAATCCTATCGAACTATGTTCATCGCTAAACCCATATAAATTATCAATGTGATGCCCTAATTCATGGGATAGTGTGCGAATATCACCCCAATTTCCAGAACGGATAACCTGAGTTTTTGTATTATACCAACCCATAGCCCCTTTTTTACCTAATCGTCCGGATTTCACTCTTTGGTCGAATAAATTATTAATAGTATCAATAATTTCTTTTCGTGATACATTGCGCCCAAGTTCTTTTACTTCACCGGCCCCTCTTCCCTCAGCTTGTTCTAATGGGTTCATGCTGTATTGTAAATCACTATCTACAACATTAGATTTTTTAACGCCTTTACTTTCCAAATAACGATTTGCCATTGCTTCGTTGCCGTCAAAGGCTTTTACAACTGCATCGTGTACTTGCTCATGCGTTGCATGATCTAGTAATTGGCTAGGCTGCTTAGCATATTGACTCACGCCACCTTCTGCCGGTTCTACTTTTAGTGTTTTTAGTTCTTGCGTATCTGCAATGAGTTCGGCAGCACGTTCCGTACGAACACGTTCCATGTATTCATGGCTCAATGTTTCAACTGGTACATCTAACGCTTCTGACAATTTGACTTTCACCGCATCAAGTTCCGTTTTAGGAATATCCGGCTTAGTTGCTGTGTTTAAATCTTTCAAGATTTCTGTATTAGAATGAACTTTATTTTCTAATTCAGTCAACCGTGTTTCAGATGCATCATTTTTAACAACGTCTTTTAATTCGTTGATGATTGTTTCACGTGCTTTTAGTGGTAATTCATCAATCGCATTTTTCAAACTTACGTTTGGTGCATCTTCTTCATAACGAAATCTACTATTTATATCGTTTTCAATCGTCTTTTCTTGAATTTTAGGTGTTTCGTTCTCTACAAAGTCAGTACTTATGCGGTCTTTAGGCTGAAATTCGTTTATTTCGCCTGTACGAGCCGTTTCACCTTCGCCTTGATAGTTTATACCTAAATCATCGTTTTTAACCGATTTCTTTTCGGTATTTTCAACGAAACTGTTTAAATTTGTGTGCGGTTCTTCTCCTTTTACTGCATCACGTTCTATGAACTCATCTCTAAATGGTTCTTCATGTGATACTCTGTTAGGGTCTAGGCTACTATCTTTAAATGATGTATCACGTGGCCCATTTTCATAGCTACCATAATTGCCTTTAAATGTATCTTCCGCAATTTCCGCGCGAACATTATCACGTGCAACTGCTGGGTCTGGTCTTTCGTAATATTCACGAATGATTTTTGCCATTTCCGCCGGTGTTGCATCTGGATGCGCACGCATTGCTTCAAGTGCGGCACTTTCGGTGTTATGCAATTCCCATACGCTGAAATCAACCTGTGTTCTCCAATCCCACGGATCTAACCCACGATTTTCGGCAAATTTTAATAAACCGTTTTCGCCGTTCAATCGATCTCCAGTAAACTGAACTAACCCACGGGATCCGTAACCGTCGCCACTTGTTACCGTCGTGCTAAAACTACTTTCAGCGCCAATATTACCAGTCATGCCGGCCGCTTCAACGTCGCTTAATCCATTCATGCGATAACGGTTATAAACGTCCGCTTGAATGTTGCCTGTTTCTCCTTCCATAGGTTGTCCGTTCAAACCGCCTTCGGAATATTCGCGCGGTTCTACTGCGTTCACTTCTTCCGGTACTGGAATATCATCAAAGGCATTATACATAACGCCTTCTTCAAATTTAGGTTCATCTTTGGTAAATCGTTCCCCAATATCTTCAAATGCATTGGTTGCCTTTTCTTTGATATGTTCACCAACACGCCCCACACGTTCACCGATTGCACTAGATACTCTTTTAGGTGTAACCCCATGTATCATGCCAGCCGGTAAAAATACATCGTCCCATGCATTAAAAGGATTATCAACGATATTTTGTGCGAATTCACCCGGACTATCTATAGCACGGCCAATAGGGTTAGCGATTGGATCAATAAGAAATCCTTTCGCCGTAGTTAGTGCCGGACTATCGGCAATAATATTTTCCGTGTTGCCTTCCGCATAATTGCTTGAATTCTGCGCGTACATATCTTGCGCATCGCCTATGATTGTAGGCGCCGCTAATATGCCGGCCGCCCCTCTAACATAAGGGTGTACGTATGGCGTAATAGCCAGATAACCAGCCGGACGTCCTACGACTTGATTATATACGGCCTTGGATTTCTCATCATAATCCGGGGCTTTGTAATTTTCGTTATATCCGTCCTCATCAAGTTCGGTTGCATCAATTTCACCGTTTCGATATGCATCTACTGCGTTACTAATTGAACGGCGACGTGCATCGTGTGCAGCATCAACCGCATTGACGGTACCGTCCCACCAATTACCTAACGTATTTTTCATATTCGTTGCAGTAGTTTCTACTTGATTAACTGCACGATTAGCTTTATCGCTTACGCCGTTAGCCACCCACTCTGCATTATTTTTGATGCCGTCCCACAATGTAGGTTTGGGTACATTATCCACATCATAGCCGTATTCGGTTGTTATATCTTCAAAAGCGTTGCCGCTATTAGCATTACTACCATAACGACTTGTAATATCATCAAATGCACCCATAGTCTACCCCTTTATTCTTAATAAGACTTTAACCACGATTTATAATTTCCATAACCGGCCGCATCAAGTTCCGCTGCTATCTGATCATCACTCCAGCCTTGCGCTGATAGTTCGTTCATTCGCTTGGAAACCGCCGCTTGTTCCTCAGCTGAATAGGTAGGTTGCCGTTTTACTGTAGGCGTTCCACCACCGCCAGCCGTTGGCGTACCGTTTAACGCACCTTGTAATTTACCATAATAAGGACTTTCGGTTTCGTCCTTATCTGGATTAGCTTTCACCCATGCCGTATGTTGTGCGGATAGCGTACGCAATACTTGTGCATTATATCCACTTGTGCCTGTTTGTGTTGCGGTAGGTGGTTTTACGTGAGTACCTACATATTTCATTGTGCCGTCTGTGCCAACAATATATGTTTTACCGTCCGGCATTACTTTAATATTCTTAGCACCAAAGTTACCGATGTTCTTCATTTGACCGTCCGGAGTCATTACGAATACTTGGCCATTAGCAAATTGTTTAGCTTCAACTTTGCCATAACCGCCCATATCTTGAATAGTACCGTCGCCCATGTTGTACCGTACAATATGGCCGTTTTGAGCGGATGCGAATTTATAATCCGGTTTATCAAGAGCCGCAATAGAATTCAAGTTATTCATATCAATCGTATTAGCACCGATTTTTCCGGCTAGATAGTTATATCTAGCAACTGCCGGCGCCAATCCTTTAACACGTTTCGTGTTATAGGTATCTACAACCGGGTTGCCGTCTTTATCTTGCGTAAATACAAGATTGTTTAAGATTTGTTGTCGCATTGGTTCAAGCACTTTTTCTTGATACTCGTTGACTTGTTGCGTGTACATAGTATTTACGTCATTTTGGTATTGATCATTCGCAAGGCTTTGCGCCGTCTTGAAATCAAAACCAGCTTTGACAAGGGCGAGTGTATTCGCCCCTAGTCTTTTACGTGCTTCACTTGTTACAGTCGCTTTGTCTGGTATGGAATATTGGCCCGGCGCTTTATCCTCGTTGGCATTACCACTTTCTACCAATTTGGGCGCCCCACGAAAAGGGTTATTTGCCCTTTGTTGCATCATTTCTTGATACGTTTGCGGTACACCATTACCAATACCAGTATTATTTAGGTTTTCAAAGTTCCATAACCCTGTATTTTGTTGTGGTGGTTGAACTGGTGCAACCGGTGCATCTGTGTTAGCTTGCATCGGTTGTGCTGGTGCGGCTGGATTTTGACCGCCCCATAATCCTTGATTATTCGCCACCGCTTGCGCACCAAAGGAGTTATTACGCATCGCATTATTGATAAATTGTCCAGCGTTAAATTGCCCTTGTGTTGGCATTTGGCTTGCCATTTGTTGTGCCGGTGTCGCCTGTTCTCCGCCGTTTAGCATATCTTGGTATCCATGCGCCATGCGGTTATTCTGAATTTGCCCTAAACGGTACCCACCGTATCGACCAGCCAACTCGCCGATACTTTCCCAAGGGTTATAATCTTGTAAATAAATAACGCCCATTGTGTTATTCCTCTACTTTCTCCGATTTCTTACCTTTAGTTTTCTTTGTTGTTTTTTCGTCTGTTACTTCGTCAGTATCTTCCGAATTTTCATCTGTCGGATCGTTTGTTTCGTCTGTTTCTTCACCGGTTCCCTTGTCTTCTTTTTTGCCGGTGTTTTCAGATAGTTTCTTTGCATCTGCAATCGCTTTCAATTCTGCTTCATTAATGCCTTCCGCCATAATACCGTTAGCATAGAAGAGATTATCACCAGTGCATTGCAATTCAAATACTTGTTCAGTATTGCCAGTTGGTTCGCATACCGTAACAGGTTGATAGCCATGAACTGTCATGATTGGTTCACCGATTTCTAGTGCTTCAACCAATTTTAACCCGTTAGGAGTTAATACCTTTTCCGTTGCCGTCGTTCTAACTTGGCAATCAATCGTTTCAAGGCGATGTGTTTCCTTTTCGCCCATATCATGTAATTTGATTACATCATTAACGGTATCTAAAGAAATAACATTATCACCATTTACAAAGCTTTCAATAACTTTGCCGCCTTCTGGTGTTGAAATTTGCGTACCCGCTACGAAACAAAAACCTTTCATAAGACCTCCAAAGAAACCGCCAGAACCTTGCTTAACCATTGTTTGTGCTGGTTGTGCAAGTCCATAGCGTAATGTCATATATCTGTTTAATAAATCTTCTTGATCCGCGTTATTCAACTGACTCATAGAATAATAGTCCTTAGCCGGTTGAATAGCTGCACTTTGTGTTGTTGCGCCTGTATTAATAGGGTTTTGCGCTAACCCTTCGCGTTGGCCTACTAAACCCGCTGCGGTGCCGGCGTTATTCATTTGATTTGTGTATCCTTGATTTAACAAGTTAGCTTGATTTACGATGCCGTTTTGTTGGTTGTTATAGGTGTTACCCCAAAGGCCCATTTTTGCACCGATACCACTCAAACTATTGTTAAATGCTTGCGAATTAAGCGCCGCTGCTTGGTTTAAATCATTTGCATATTGTGCCGCAAGTGTATTTGATGCGTTCTTGCTAATATCGTTCAATGCATTATCTGTGATTGAAGAATTAACAATACCGCGACTTGCTAAGCCAGAAACCGCATTACCTACCGTAGCCTGTAAATCATTATTTAACACTTGTCGTCTAGCATCTGCATAAGCCGTAGGAAGTTGACCATTGGTAATACTATCCATTGCGTTTTGATTTTTGAGTAATGCACCGTTATATTCATTCGCTAGTTGCCCCGCTCCATTGTTCATAGCATCAACGCTGGCCCCTAACTGATTTGCATAACGTGTGTTATCCGTTAAGTTCTTGGCGCCGGCCGTTGACACTTGATTTTGCAATGCTGCTAGTGCATTTTGGTTGTCTTTGTTAGTCCCCAAATATGCATTGTACATTTGCTGATATTGCGGACTAACTACATTATTTAAGGCTCTATCGCCCATACCTTGCAAGGTATTAGCGCTTTGATTGGTTCTATTTATCCAATCCATTTGGCCTTGTAATAGTTGCTTTTCTTCGGGGCTGGTCTGTGGTAGGTTAGCACCTATGCTTTGTACCTTCGATTTTTTGCCGCCACCGAATAATTGCAAGTCAAAAGTGAACATGCTTTTCCTTTCTACAAAGTAGCTTCAAGGTGTTTACGCACCGTTTTCAAAACTTTGTAATCAAACCCATTATAGGAATAGTCCATAGTTGGAACACGTTCCATGTTCCACTTTTTAATAAAACCGCGCACGCTGCGGTGTGTTGCCGTTACAATTACATCAAGATCATTCAACTTCATTACTTCAACAATGTATTTACCTATTACCTTCATATCACCGTATGTTTGCCAGATAGTAAAATATCGTTCGCCTTCATGTTCGTTGATAGTCCAGAATAGAAAACCAGCATTAGGGAACCATTTAAAGTAGTAATTATATTTATCTTTGTAATTGTTGTTTTCATCGAAATAAAAACCACTTAGACTGACTCTTTCGCCTGTGCGCCGCTCATAATCTTTTATCATATGTTCAAGGCTATCAAGCTGCATTGTTATTCCCCTATTCGTTCAATTATTACTTTATTCCAATTATTACCGGCTACGACGTAGTTATTAAATGAACCACTTATTGAACATTCTAAACGCTTGTTATTAGTAGAACCCGGAAAACTGATTGATACGGTTCTATTCCCGCTATCATTAACATTGATATTCCAGCTTCTTTTATTGCTGCCGTCAAGCGTTATACTATACTGACCTTTAGGGAAAAACAAAGTTGTACTGTATGCGCTTGTATCACTTGCACGGCGTTCCCAATAGTACCGCGTAAATTCTACCGCATCATACTGGATAGAATACGTCCGCCCGTTTATTTCGATTTTTAACGGTGTTGCATCGGTTCCATATCGTGCGTAGTAATCAACGCCGTTATATGTTACTGGTACCGATTTACCATTTGCTACGGATTTATTTGTGTTAAGTCCGAAACGGTATGTTTGGCCGTTCTTTTCTAGTACTAGATTAGGCATTATTCTACCCTCAATTTAGCGCCATTTGGGAATAAAAGGTTATTATTCTCGTCAAATGTGGCAATCCTTTGCCATGCACCCATAGTATTGCTATTAGTATCAAATCGTATGTATGCGCCGTCACTATTTACAAAATATAGTTGCGCTCCTAGTACTCGTTGGTCGCCGTCAAATGTCCACGGAAAAGCAACCCCCATGCCCCAACGTTGTTTACCCCATACTGTATAGCCGTTTACCTCACCAACTAACATGCCGGAGTACCCAACACGAGTATTAGACATTTTATTAAAATCAAGCGGATCATTTGTAATCCCCGGAACTTTTAAAGTTCCTGTCATGGTATCGCCGGACTTTTTAACACATGCTTCTGCATTTTTTGCCGTATCTGCACTTGCTGCGTGTTTGGCTTCATCTGCATTAGTTGCATGTTTAGCTTCGTTTACCGTATCTGTTTTCTTGTAATAGATATTTTCCAAATCTTTGATTGTTTGAGAAATTGCTTTTAAGGTTGTTGTTGGATTAGTGGTGAATGTATCATCACCAGCTATTTTTTTAATCGTGTCAGCTAACGCATTAAGTATTTCAGTTAATGCATAGTCTTTACCGTCTACCGTACGTTTACCAATTACGGCATCCGTTGCGGTATTAACATTTGGATCATAATACTTGATAGACTTGACACGTGTTGCATCGGTAACGGCAATCGCTACCACTACACGTAACGTGTTTTTCCAATAAGTGCCGGTATACACATACATTTTTTCGCTTGTCGTATTATAGTACATCTTATCTGTTGCCGCTTCTGGTGCATTGGGTTGGCGTAATGGTTCAAGCGTTGTACTGCCATAGGTAAGACCACCAGATGCGGAGCGTTCCACATATAAATAGGATGTACTATTAGCTGGCAAACTCCATGCACTTTGTTTTCTGTTGATAGTGGCTATATAATCAACTGCGCCGAAATCGTTAAATCCGTCAGCGAATGATAATAGAACAGGTGTTTGACTACCGTCAATCATTACACTTAAATTATCCCCAGTTAAAAAGGAAAATTCGCCGTTGCTTACCTTGCCACTTAACAACCGATTACGTAGACCACCGCCACCACCAGAACTACCACCACCGGCTTTTAGTTCCATATTTTGTGCGACGTTCAATATTTCATTTCGGTTTTTCTGTATACTTTCCGGTACTGTATCACCCTGTGGCGTAATATCCAAAGGGTATTTTTCTTTATAAGCCATATTTAAACTTCCTCATATGTATAATCTAACTGGCGTAAGGAAATTGCGCCCTTTTGAACATTGATTTTGAATTGTACATTACGATTTGCACCGCCACCAATTTTATAAGCCTTAGTATATTCATTAACATTCATCAATGCTTTATAATCGTAGGTCTTAAAGTTCGCATAGTAGGTTTTAACTGCTTTGCTAGCGAATTCAATCGGTTTAGGTTTCTTATTAGAAATGCCAATCGTGCCGTATCCGGGTATTAGGTTATGCGTAACAAAGTTATAGTTCATAATTAGTATGAATTGCCTTGTTGCGAGCCTATTACCACTTACTATAGATGTCTGAATTTGTACGCTATCATCAGTATCTATGGTTTCGTCAAGAATACCAATCTTATTGCCATAGGCAATGTATACTTCTTTATCTACGCTCACCGCATCATTGATGTTGTGTGTGAATTTTCTTGATGTAAACACACCTCGACCGTCCTCATACCGTGGCAAATAATGATAAATGAATATCGTATCGCCGTTATACGGCTTAATCCATATTTGCTTACGACTGGATATGTGCCATACATCACAATCTTTTGTAATGTACTTCAATAGATATGAGTTGATATTCAATCCGGTTTCAAAAGGCTGAATTTCTGCATAGGTATTGGTAGGCATAAAAGACATAAACCCTTGATTACCTAAATAATAACTGCGATCATCAACACTCACTGTTGCGCCGCTACAATACCCAGTAGAGGATAACGGATATACAGTTAAATTCCGTGCATCTGGCGTGCCAACAACTTGATACACACGCCCATATTCCTTATATACGATAATCGCACGTGATAAGAAATCAACTGCAATGATGCTGCCTTGGTCTTTATAGCCAACGTCCACATATTGCGCACTAGATGCATCGTTATTGTTGTGAGTCCATGCATTGTAGTCGCCTACTGCCGACCAGTTCAACCGATGCGAATGAGTCGATGCAATCAGTACACGCCCAGAATGGCTGGATACTATATCGCATACAGGACTTTCAATAGTGGCTAATTTACCAGCACCGGAGATAACTTGTAATTTATCACCACTAGCAATGAGAATATCACCGCCAAATGCATGATACTTTGGCTCTTCTGTGCCGTTTAACGTGCCTAGTAATGTATTAGTATTGAAATCAGTAGAATATAGATTTCTACCACTAGAAAAATACCATTTGTTACGATAGACATCATAATATAGCGTTTCTACCGGTAATCCGAAATCATACAACACACGAACACCCGGAACAGTACGCAAGGCATTATCAGTCCTATCGAATTCGCATTGCCTAGCCTGTGTTAAGGCTTGAACGTCGATATTCTCCGGCGGGTTGCTCCAATCAAGGCCCAATCTAAAACCATTTGTCATGGCTACTTGTTTAACGCCCATTATGTTATACCCCGTGCCACCTTAATTTGTTCTGTGATGTAGTCAATGAAAGTCTTATCATAGGCAGCATAATCAGTCATGAGTGATTTTTTCTTCACCATGAAAGATACTAATTGCACTAGATAACTATGAAAGAATTCGGAAAACGGAATAGTGTCATCTAAATCATCAATGTGATTTTTACGTACGCTATAAAACACTTGATTAACCGTTTCACCGTCATAGGTTTCAAATGTGCCGTTTATGATGCGGATAGGATAGCCAGTTTTAGGAACGAACCCCATGAAATCGGAAGGAACCGCCCTTTTATCCGGTATATCCATATTCTTAACAACTTCACGGTCTTTGATGCTCACTAGAATAGTCGTTAGCCAGTCAATCGCTGCGTTAATGTACTGGATATATTCTAGTTGTTCGTCAAGGATTTCATTTGACTCTACATTAACGAGAGTAATCAATTCTCTTACCACCATAATTCCAGTATCCTTCCGCAATTACACTATCATTGTTACCTAACCCATTATTAATCGATTGCAACGCACTAATCATATTTGCCGATATTCCGGAAATATCAAGGTTCATCACTCTATATACGATATAGTCAACTAATAATGTTTCTAGTTCTGCCGGTAGTCCGCTATCATCTTCAAGCATCTTATAGCCAGCAGTCTTTATATAATCAACGGTGATTTTTTGCTCATGATCTGCATCAAATACCACCGTTTGTAAATTCAATACTTGATACCCTTGCACGTCCGCATCATCTGCCTTGACATTCAATATGCTGATGCATTGAAACGGTAATACAATTCGTCCGCGCCCTTTGCCTTCGAAAGTACCCCTTGCAAGGCTTGGGCAATATTGGCCTATCAGGGCATTTAATAAGTGATTACCTTCGTTGTAATACTCCAATAAATAATACGGAGTATATTGTTCTTGCGAGGTATCGCCTATTTGCATGAACGCCCTATTGATTATGTATTTTACGTTCATATTCACCCCATATAAGAATAAAGGCGGGTGTTACCCCGCCTAGACCTTTGAAATTATGCTTCTACTACGCCGCCAGTCATAACATTGATTACGCCGTAATCTTTGTCGTTGAATTTGGATTTTTCAATCGCGCCATAGAAAGCAATACCATTACCTTCTACGTTGCCGTAGTCGTCCACTTGTTTGATGTGTTTGGCTGGGCGAGATACCGCAAAGCATGCCGCTTGTTTACCAAGCAATAAGTTATGGCAAACATTAGCGTTAGATGCGCCTGTTTTGTCGTTCAATACGCGTTCGTATTCGTACAAAATAACGCCGTCATATTCGCCTAATGCACCTGTGAAGATAGGGTTTTTAGAACCACGAATATTAGCGTTTTGTTGTGCTGCGAGCCATTTAGCATCATCTTTCAAATCACGAGCCGCCCACGTAGATACCAACATGATGTATTTGTCCATACCATCCACTTTGATTGGGGCAACTTTAGGCCCGTGCATTTTCGCTTTACGTTTCGCACGAGAGATAAGCGTAGTTGTTAGCTTATCATTTGCCGTGATAGATGCTTGTGTACCAGCAGCGGAAGCATACAATGTTTCACCAGCGGTAGGAGATGCGGAAAGCTTAGCGATTAACTTGTTATCTTGCCAATCAGCTAACCATTGTTTTAACGCACCTTTGATTTCTTTTAACATGTCATATTGTGTTTTTTGGTCGTCCGCTTCAAAGCGAGATACCGCATTACGTACTAATTGAGTTTGTACGGTGAAGTCATAGATGTTCAATGTTTCTTCGTTGCCTGTTAAAGTCGCACGGTTACCTTCAACACCTGCACCGCTTAAATTCATCATCAATCCGAACGTTACCGCATCGCCTTTTACGCCTTCTAAGTCTTTGTTTTTATGCACCACGTTAGATCCGTCAAGTGCGGTGAACTTATCGAAGAAAGACTCTTTTAAGCCTTCATGCCACACTTTTTTAGTCCAAATCTTAGGGACTAACGCCGCTGGAATAGTTACTTGATTTTTTTGATCTGCCATATTTTACCCCTTATAATTCGTCTAAATAATCGCGTATTTCTTTAGGCAATGCATCTAAATTGCCTGTGTCATACGCTTTCAAAATATCTTCTTCCGTTACCTTGTTAGGTGTAGGAACGCCACCATTTAACGCACCAGCCTTTGGCAATGTCGCCGCTACTTCTAGTGGGTTGTTTGGTACTTCGGTACTTGTTGCCAATTCATTTTGTACTTCTTTAACAAACTTCCTAATTGTTTCAAAATCGGATTCCGTACCTTCGCCCTGATCAACGCGATAAAAGGCATCGTTAATTGGCTGCGCATCACGCATTGTCATTCCGTTTAACTTATCCAAACCACGCTGATATAATTCACCAAAATTTGGTAACGATTTAATTTCATTTACGAAATTTAAGTTTGTTTGTCGTTGTTGATGTACTGCGATTTGCTGATTAGTAATTGCGTATTCTGCATTGGCTTCAAAACGAATGAAAGCGTTATACTTTTCAGCATCTTCAAACATCAAACTTTCTAAATCTTCCGCCGTCATATTAAAGCGTTTCAATGCTTCACGGCGTACAAAGTCGCGAATATTTGATACTTCCTCTTGCGGTAATTCAATAGGCTTTTGTTGCGCTTCAAATTGTCTAGCACGTTCTTCCGCCGCTTTACGTCTTGCGCGTTCCTGTGCAAGTGCCGCTTTTAAGTTCTGATCGTTCGCATGATTTTCTTTTTCCGTTTCACCTTCGTTAGTTTCTGGCGCTTCCGGTTCTACTTCCGCATCATTCGCATCACTTTCCGGTGTTTCAGTAGAGGGAACATCGTTCACACCTTCCTGTGTATTCGTTTCTTCGGTTGTTTCTTCCAGTTCTACGCCCGCGTTTTCTAAATCTTCCGGAGTGAAACCAGCTTCTTCGATGTTTACTAATTCGTCTTTCATATCAAATACCCCTTATGCCTTTTAACGTCATTGCCGGACGAATATAAGAATATGGCAGTTTAACGCCGTTGCCGGGCGAATATATACGTGCAAGTAGTTTAACGCCATTGCTTAGGGCGAAATACAAAAACGCCCCATATAGGAGCGTTTTATTATTGTGTTGATAGTTTATATTACATGCCGCCTAAATCGTTCATAGGTGGCAAAATTGGCGGTGCATTTTGCATGTTCTGCTGTTTACCTTTCAAGGCTAACCGTTCCGCCATGATTTGCTCTGGTGAAATCTGTATCCCTAATGTTTGTAGGTACATGCTCAATGCTTCCGCTGGCATATCATCTAGGCTACCGCTAACACGCAATTCTGGTAAAGCTGGCTTTTCTGCTGCTTCTTGCATGCGTTTCTTAACCGTTTCTTTTTCCGGAAAGTCCATAAAATCAAGAATGATATCCATAGGAATATCAACGCCGCTTTTCTTGGCTTCCAATAATTGATAAAGGTTAGCACGTCTTGCCGTTGCGCTTGCTTGGCTTGTAGTGATTACAATATCAAAATCAAAGGCGGATAGATCATATAAAACTTGTTTAATCGGGTTACCTTCCGCATCACGTTGCGGCTGCCCTAATGCATCGGTTAATACCTGTTCTTGCATAGGTTGATTTAAACCCGGTGCAATCTGTACAAATTCTTTTTGACCGTCATCGCCCATAATGCGCATTGCTTTGGCTTCATTATAGAATTGCGGAATTAAACCCGGTGCATTTTTCTCTCCCCATAACAATTTAACAATTTGGCGTTCTGCTTCTTTTGACTGTTCAAAGATGCCAGCCGTTTGAACGGTTGTTACTGATTGTCTTAAATCAATAGCCTTGCCACTCATGGCCCCTACGCTACCGCTTAAACTTTCTGGAGTAATACCGCTTATAGAATAGAAATCATTGCTTGATTGCTGTTCAAGGCTAATATTGATATTGCTATCCATTGCCGGTGTTCCGTCTGTGAATGATACGCCCGGCGGCAAATATATATTCGCGCCAGGTTTCGTGCTATTTTTATTAATATCACGTTTAAGTTGTTCCGTGAATTGACCTTGCCAGAATTTCACGCCTAATGATTGTTGATTAACAACGTGCATGCGTTGGCTTCGGTTTTTGTTTAATTCCCTTTGTGCATCTTTGATATCACGCACTACGCCGGCTGGTTCTAGTTCATCATCTATCAGTTCGCCGGTATAGTAACAATATTCACGCACTAATGGGAATTTACCATGCTTATATGGGCTTTCGCCTTCTTCAAGTAGTACATCATCGGCAAATGTCGCATATCTGATTTTAGTATCCGGAATGCTAGTAGGCTTTTTGCCAGCAGCCAACAATACAACAAATAACGGGTTATCTTCATCGATTAACCCCTCTTTTGTCATGTATACGTTCTTTTTGCCGTATTCCTTATACCAGTACTGCACTACACGGATTTTATTGTAATTGTTGTTGTACCATAACGCCTCACCGTCTACCGTTTCAACTATGCCGGCTTCCTGTTCGGTATCATCGTATTTATGCTTTAACGCATCAATTTCGTTAATCTTATCCGGATATACTTGTTTTAGTTTAGCGGAACTTTCCCAACTATAACGGCCAACATATTGCGCATCGCTTAAATCGTCTTTCTTACATTCCGGATCTATAAACGCATCAAACGGAGATACACGTTCAATTTGAATTGTGCCGTCTAACTTCGTATAGTCGAACTCATAAGATACCCAGTAATTGGCTAACCCGCAAATAATCTTATCGCGGAAACATTTACCCTTATTACGTTGATAGTTCGCACGGTCTAAACAGTATTTTGTAATACCTTTAGCAACCCGGCTTATTCTATCATCTTCTTCGGAACGTGGTAAAAAGTCCGGTTCTGTTTCGTTCTGCGATGCATAACCGCACAAGAGATTAATAACCGGTCTAATTCTATTAATCGTGATTGCTGGCCGTCCAGCTTCACGCATCTTTTTCATGTCGGCATCTTGCCATTGCTTGCCTTGCATAAATGCAAAATCTTCGGCAGCGGCCTTGCGCCATTCTGACGTGGCGGCCAATGCACTTTTTACATTTTGCTTTGCTTCATATATATCAAAAGTTTGTTCTATGTTCATTATTCCACCATTTCAGAACCATAAATCATATCGTACATTTGCTCTAGTTGCCATTGTGGCATTGCTTTTGCGAATTCCGCTAGTTGTGCATCTGTATATTTAGCCGGAATAATAACGCCCTTTTCTTCGCGTTCGCCGTATTCCGATTTAAGAACCTTAAAGGCGTAATCACGCAACGCCCTTTCACTCATACGCCCCATGCGCTTATATCTCCTTCGCTATCATCAACATATTTATAACCGTCATTAAATGGCTTTTCTGGTTTAACTGATTTAACAGGCCGCGCCATACACATATAACGCACTGCATCATACGCATGATCTTCTTGCTTGGTATCTACATCTTCAACCTTGATTTTGTCATACGTTAAAGATGGCAACGTTCGTATTAAGTGTACGCAATTACTAAATATCTTTAACTTGCCTTCCTTCAAGCGTTGATGTACTTGCATAAGTCCGGCTAGTCTATCATTATCAGCACGCACCCAATACACGCCTTCCGTTGCGAATATTTCCGCAATCGTTGGGCCGTCATGCCCTGTACGTTGCCAAATTGCGGGGTCTGCTACTCCTTGATAGTCTTTCAAGTGTTCTATCTTTTGCGCTACTTCCCGCGCCGTTTCTTGCGTTCCTGTATCCGGCATGCCAGGCTTGCAGCCGTAATATTCGCCAGTAATATATAACACATCGTCATAATCAACCGCGTAGGAATATACTGCATATGGTTTCGTGTAGCCCCAGTCCATTGAACGATATCGTTGCCAATGATGCGGTATTTCAAATGGTTCTATAACGTGCTTTTCTGTTCTGAATTCTGTAAATACTTGACCTTCGAATATATTCCAGTCACCTTCCAAATATGCTTTACGTAGTTTTTCGGGTAGCGTGTTAAGTGCATCTATATAATTCTGTGATAGATGCGGATTATCGCTTGCCCTTGCTTGGATATATGCAATCTTATCGGCGAATGGTTGCATTTCCTTTGTAAAGTTTCTATCAATAAACAAATCCTTAACCCACATATGGCCTTTTCCGCCCGGGTTAGTTGCTGCAATTAACTTTGTATCACTTATACCAGTCCAGCGGAGCCGCATACGCAAGAAATCGAACACATCGCGACTATTCAAGGTTAATTCATCAATAGCGATAGCAGCGAATTCGCTTGATAAGTATTTACTTGGGTTATCCAGATTTCTAAAACAGATAACGCCGCCACCTAATTCATTATTTAATGTGAATTCATGGTTACTTTCTTTATAGCTTCCTAACCATTCCGGAAACTCCATTTTGATTTTGGATATTTGACGATCATCTAAACTCGGGTAATCTTCACAAAACAACCCTACGCGTATGCCTTTAATTCCTGTTTGAATGAACCAGTCGATTAAAAGCCATACTAAACCCCAGCGTAATATATACGATTTACCACCACCAGCAGCGCCGCCATATAGCGTATATATATTTTGCTTTACCGCACGCAAGAATTCTTTCTGTTTAGGCGTTGGCCGTATTACATCGCGAAACAGATTTGTTTTACTCATCTGTATCACTCAATTCATCATTATCAATAACCAACTTAACAGCGCTTTCCGTTGTAATTTCCTGTTGTATCTTATCGCGCCATTCTTTAGACTTGCGATTTTTAAGCCAGAATATAATGGCGGTAGTGTTTCCTTTTAGCGCTTCTTTATAAAGTGCATTTTCAACTTGTAAATCTGCTTCATCTTTTCCTATTTTTAGGGCGTTCGATATTTCCGGAGATTTCTTACGCCATTCCCATAAGGTAGAAACTGCAATGCCCATATTAGATGCAATCTGTTCATTTGTTAGGCCGTTACGCGCCCAACCTTTTAGCAGTAAAATCTTTTCTTCTGCTTCCCAGTCCGTATATGTTGTTTTTGCCATTGTTTCACCCCCTTATTTCAGAATGTTATTATCTTTTGCTTTCATGCGCCCGTGTGATCGCGCACATATGCCGGCTACTTGCTTGGCTGCGTGTTGGCTAGTGCAATATGTTTGGCATAACCCGTCATAATATATTTCGCTGGCCGTGCATTGGCCCTTCTTATTGTTAAGGCATTTCGACTTTGTACATATGATATTCACTAGCTTTTCACCACCTTCACAAAACTTTTTTGAAAAATTTTTAATTTCCCTATTGACTACTTGCGAAAACGCAAGTATAATGAAGCCATAAGATACATCGAAAAACGCAATTAAGCAAAAAGGAGAAATTAAAATGCTAACACTTAAAGACTTAAACACAACTCAAACATGGAACTTTGAAAACAAAACAGATGCTTCCGATTTCATTAGTACAATGAGTTTCGGTTTTGAATGGCAACTAATCGACAATAACACAAACGAAATTATTGCTTGCCACATTTACGAATAACAAATAAAGGCGGTAGATAACCACTACCGCCAACTATTTAAACCAAAGGAGAATACAACAATGCAAATGACTATTCAAGAAATTAAAAACGCGATCAGATATAACGAACTAAGCAATATTGAAACATTACAAGCCGCATATACTGGTATCAAATACAATAATGACGGCATAATTCAAACACTAGGATATGATGATTTAAGCAACATTATTATGATGCTTCGTTATATCGCCGAAAAGTGCGAACTACTCCGCCAACACACCAACTCTATATACGATGCATTCGCCGCTTTTAATCTACGTGAAACAATATTCGATACTATAGATGAGTACCAACAAGAAATGAATAATCAAATACGCCAAATGTTAGCCGCTAGATAATAGCGGCTTTTTTAATTACTCAAAACAGAACACGCCACAACTTAATGTGATCTGACATCAAAACAATTTGGGTTAATTTGGTCTAAAACCTTTACATAATAAATGCAGCATGTTCAGTTTTCAATAATTAAATGTTGCTTTTATACAAGAAATGGGATATATCGCCGTGGATATACCCCATTTTATTTTGGTTTTATTAAGTTTGTTTGTGTGTTCTATACAAACGCTGACAATCTATGAAATCGTACAAGTAGTTATTTTATTAGGTAAGTACATATTTAACAAGGATCGTATCTCAAATGGCATGTGTTCGTTGAAGGAATTTAACGCCAGCGCCTGTATACAACACGCAAGGGGAACGGCCCAATGTTCCCCGTTGTGTTGCATGTTTATCGGGAGAATTAGTCAATGTCCTCAAAAGCTACATATGACACTATAATTATACTATATTATGCTTTTCCGTATGTTTCCGATGTAGTCCGATGTAGTCCGACTTTCACCGTTTTAGCGGTATGCATGCTCGGGTAATATGTGTGGTGCAAATAATACCCTACCTTGATGAGTCCAGCCGTCTTTAGTTCGCTAGCTTGCGACTTTTCTAAATCTGTAAAGTATCTAGCATGTTTAGCGCTTTTACCGTCAACATATTCACGCATCAATAGTATATTTTCCTTTCCTTTGGTGCATGTGTTGATAATATCTGCTGCGGTTTCCCGCTCATCAATCAACACCCCTATTTCCTTTTGTACTGCATCACGCTTACTTTCAAGGCGTATAATTTGTTGCTCCAGTCCGCCCGGCGTTCCGCCACCTGTTAGGCGTTCCTTTGAGTAGTCAACGGCGCCTATAGTTGTAATATCGCTTTGCAAATGTTTTAAATCCTCTTTTAATGAGTTAATTTTCATTGTGATTAATTTAATAGGTTCTAAATATTCTTTTGCTAATTCCCTGTATTCTTTATCCGTCATACATTATTCCTCTGCTAATTCCGCATACCCCCAAACAACAGGTCTATCAGATATTACATTACTCCAAGATGTCTTCCCATCACGCCACGTATACACTTTTCCATCTTTATATTCGGCAAAATATCTACACTTCCACACTTCTTCAATACTATTCCTTACAAAAATCGGTGTATCAACTGGTACTTCCGACCAATTAACAATACCTAATTCTTCTGCAATGTTTAACACTTCATTCCGCTCTATTTTTGGCATTATTTTGCTTATGTTATTAATACACTTTACATGACCACCACTATTTATATCTAATATACCATCATTCATAACTGGTCTTTTTGTTGTTACAAATGCAGTATCACCGATATTCTTAACATAATATTTCCAGCCATCATCATATAGCTTTTGAAGTAACCATTCTCTACCTTGTTTATCACTAATCATCTTCTTCTACCTCGCTATAATCCTTTTCAAATTCATTTGCCTCGTAAACTCTAAATTTACCTTTATTATTTTTAACAATGTAATCACTTTTACAACATTCGATTATTTCATTATTTGTTGTAATTTCTAATGATGCCCCCTCATACCAATCAATACCAATTACATTATCAACAAAATCGACAATTTCCATAGCGTTAGTGCCGTTGTATTGTATAGCTTGAATTTCACTAACCTTTTTCACATATCTTTTAGACACTTTCTATCCACTCTCCCTTTTCCTCATTAATATAATTCACCTCTTATAATAGGGCGGATATTTAACCGCCCACCTTTCTTTATTTAAAACAACTATTTACCAGTACTACCAATACCACCAGAACCGCGCGCCGTTTCTGTTAGTTCATCAACTTCTAACAACTTTAATGCGCCAACCGGTACAAGGATACCTTGCAATAATCTATCACCTTTTTTAATTAGATACGCATTATCGCTGGTATTTTTAAATATGCCTTTAATTTCCCCGCGGTAATCTGCATCAATCACGCCGAACGAATTCGGAATAACTAACGGCGTTTTACTCATGCTCGATCTTGGGGCGAGCATTAACATATACCCCTTTGGAATTTCCAATGCTAGACCTAGCGTTACATATTGTGTTTGATGCGGCTCGATAACTACACTTTCCGGTTGGTAAAAATCCATTCCGGCAGCATCTGCACTACCCATTTTCGGTAACAACGCACTATGCATAAATCGCTTAACCTTAATTATGTTTTCTTCTTCACGACCAAATGCAAACTTCTTTAGCTTACAGATAAAACCCATTTAGCATCCCCCTATTTTAAAAGTTGTCCCAATACGGCATTTCGTCTATCCATAATGCGAACTTCTGCCCGTGGGTTTTCTTTGTCAATACCAGCTATGCAGCTTTCACCGTACGAACATATCCATTTATCATCGTCAATCACACCAGCTTTTGTTAATATATCGCTAGTTGCTTGTAACAACCCGATTAAGTCCGGCCAACTTCTTTTATTAGGAAGATAATACCTACATTCAACAACTACGATGCCAGATATATGCAATTTCTTTCCGGCCAGTTGCCATAAACAAGACTCTTCGTAGTTTATATAGGTTTCTGACGGTATTATAATAGGCTTCCCGCTTTTAGATATAATACGCCCGCTATTTTTTTTGGTTGCTGGGCGACCTTTCAAAGTAATATCAATCACGCTCATTTTCCGCTAACTCCACGTATCTTTGTTCTACCATTCTCATTTCTTCATAGTTCCAACTTGTTCGGCCGTCGCTATAAAAATAAACATAACCATTTTCATACTTTGCAAAATAACGTTTCAATATTTCACATGTTGCTTTTATAAGTATAGGTGTATCAACTGGAACTCTTTCCCATTCCACAATACCCAATAGGCTGGCAATGGAATATTCCTTTTTACCGGCTCCCAACCCAAGCACCTTACACGGAATACGTGGAGTATGCTCCCGCACTTTAAAATGTCCACCATTTTCGATAAAAGTAGGGTTTATGAAATAGGCGTATACACCTATAATCTTAATATCACGATACCCCTCATCGTACATTTCTTGTAATAACCATTTTGCCCCTTGTTCATTCGTCATAATTCAATTCCTCTTTTGTTAATAAGTGCTTAATCTGTTCCCTAACATGATACAAATATGTTTCCATTGTTCCGTTAAAATGTTGCATGTTCATTTTTGAAATTACTTGCCGTAACCGCCCCGGCTTTCTGCCATTTTTAACATTGTATTCAAGCATAATACAATAAGAGTTCGCCGTTACTTTTGGTTTTAAAATTCTATTTCCAATAACAATGGTTAAAGCACTTGCAAATTGTTCATGTGTATATGTTAAATCATTTGCTTTTAAAAGTTTCTTCATTTGCCACACCCTTTATTTTGATATTCAAACGCTATTTCCGTTTTCGGAGCATTAATCATAACAATAATGCTATGATGTGCGGGCGATTTTGTATGCTCGCCCGTTTCACTTATAAATTTAATGCGCTTAGTTGGTACGTATACACTTATATTAGTTTCGCTAAACAATTTATGCCTTTGTACCCCCCCAGTGTATCTATGGGTAATATCAGTACACACGGGCGCCCCGTTTCGATACATCTCGCTATAATTTCATCTTTATTGCTATACGGTGGGTTAGTGATTAAATAATCAAATTCATATTCTTTGGTTAAAAAATCACTAATGCCGTATATAGCTAATGGATCATAATTGCGCGTAACAATTTTTGTAAAATTGCTTTTATCTGTATCAAACGGCAATAAGATTTTATCGCCAACTTTCGGCGGGAATACATTAAGCATCATTTGAACTGTTTCTATAGGTGTATACCATTCATCACTTTTGCAACCTTTTATTAATGCTTTTTTCAAGATTTACCTCTCTACATATTGCTCACATTGTTTTAAGATGTCTTTTACTAACTCCAACGGAATATTTGACCTTGTGTTATATCGATTACCATTACTTTTTAAGTCTGCCCATTGTAAATTAGGCTTTATATTGTCATTTAATAACTTTAAATCGATATTACTACCAAATTTCGTTGGTTTCTTAACTGGATAATCATAATTGTTGTAATAGGTTAGGTTTTCATAAGGAACATCGAACCCTATCACATTTGCTATATATTCCCATATCCGCCCATATGCTGGGTTTTCAATCACAAATACTTTAGGTTGATATCTCTCAATGATTTTTAGTGTGTTATAGATACACATCTCACCATTGATACGTGTTAGAAATGACTTATCATATTTAAATTGATAGTTTTCATAGTCAGCTTGATTTCTGATTGTGAATTTACTTCCTTGTTCATATTCACCAAATAGGTTTATAGTCATATCCTTTTCTTGCTTCCAACACGCATTACCACCTTTCATCGCACTTGCTACGCTCCAGCTTTCACAAGGTGGACTAGCTAGAATAACATCAGGTCTATCTAGCTTGTCCAACTGTCCCCATAGTGCGTTGGGTTTATGTAATGTATTAACTGCAAGGTCTTGGTTTATGCACGCATTACCAATACCTATTGATGTGATCGTGTGTTGCCCCCCCATATTCACGTTGTATTCATCTACCGCTTGACGATAGCAGCCGTTGCCATCATCAAATAGCCCCCATATATGCATATGTTATTTACCTTTTCAACTCTGTACATTCAATAATGCAATTTGCAGGCGATACGGAAATAAATCTTTTTCGTTCATCAGTAAAAGTAATCACTGTTTCGTTGCCTATTTGCACATTTCGTATAGCACGTTCAAATGCTTTTTTATCTTCAAAAGTTTCAGTTTCATATGTGCCTGTTCCACAATTCATAACAATTGTTAATTCAACCATGTTTTTTCACCTCTTAGAATGGAATGTTTTCGTTTTGATTTGTGTTTTCAAAACTATCAAAATTACTTGGTGCGTTATCATCGTTTAACAATGATGTTCCTACAAAGCCAGCTACCACTTCGGTTACATATCGCTTTTGACCATCTTGTGTTTCATAAGAACGTGTTTGAAGTCTACCCTCAACGAACGCTCTATTGCCTTTACGCAAGTTGCCTACACTTTCACCTAACTTCCCCCAAGCCACACAGTTGACGAAAGCAGTTTGTTCTTTCGTTTCATTTGTTGTGGAGTCAATATAGGTGTTAGTTGCTGCTACTGTGAATGTGGCCACCGCTCGACCACTTTGGGTATAACGCACTTCTGGATCACGTGCTAAATTACCTAAAATTTGTACTGTGTTCATTTATCCTCCTTATTTACCAATCAACTTTCTTTCGATGTACATCTTCCCTTTGTAGGCTCTAAGCATTTCACGAATGTTATCAAATGTTTTGCAATCAGCTTGCATAATCATAGTCATTTGCTTATTCGCCTCCTCAACAGTTTCTACTGTTAAAGGTATTTCAATGGTTATCACCATCTTATGTTTTCGACTAATCAACCTACACCTCCTTAGTAATAATGCATTTTGTTTAAAGATGCCTCACACTCATCAATGTACACATCGTAGTCTTTATGAATATGGCAATCGACTGTTGCCTCATTCCGCATAATTTCAAGTAGGTTATCAAGCTTTACCCTTGCTTGTTCTTCGCTGGTTGCTAGTACTGTAAAACTAACATTGAACGATACATTGCAACTCACTTCAAATTCCTTTGGCTTTTGTTTCATCTATCCCCCTATTGCCTGTTTTAATAACTCTTTACCTTTATCAGATATTTTGCTTTTGTTGATTATTTCTGCTACCTCTACTGGTTCTTTGGCCACTTCTACCAAATTACCTGTGGTAGTCATTTCTATTTTCTTTTGACCAGCAGCAATCAACGCACGTTCACGTTCTGCTTTCTTTCTTGCTTGCAACAATACATGATTTTCTTTTATCGCATTTGCTACTTTTTTGCTGCGTTGCTCTCGTTCTGCCAGTTGTTCATAGCAACGAACGAATTGTGATCTACAACTAGGCTCGTTATAGTCATCACCCATTCTTGGGTTAAAGGATGACCAAATTGTTTTAGCTGCTTGCAAAGTTATCCCATCTAAATGTTCTAACCCATGCTCGTAGCTATATGTACTAACGCATCGCCTAACCTTTTCCCATGCATCCTGTGCAGTTGGGATTTCTTCATATGCGTTTACATAGTTACTTATTTCTTCACAAGCGGATAATATCTCACCTACAGAGGGATAAAACTTGATTTTATTAATTCGCACAAGGTTAATCACCGCTTGCTTTAACGTAACAGGGTTTATATCAGATAAGAACAGTACATACGCTCTCACGTTTTCCTCTGACAATTTAGAATTTGGTATCGTTGATTGTAACAACAGAATTACTTCCATTACATCCGCTTTCGCCATATTCCACCTCGCTCTCATTCATAACCTTGTAAATCGCATCTAATGTTTGTTCTGTATTTGTTTTCTTTTGTTGATTTGTTGTTTTTGTATAACTATTTTTTTCCCAAGTTCGAACTGCTGCTTGCCAGTTCTTCATTGAGTTTTTGCCAACTTTCCAGCCATTACTTTCGTAATAGTCATAAAAATGTTGTGCATCTACTTTATTACCTCGTTCAATACAGTATTGTTTGATTTCAGATAGAGTAGGTTTTTCAAAGCGCTTGCGTTTTGTTGTAGTGCTTTTTGCACTACTATCTATCTCTAACTCTTTCTCTTTCTCTAACTCTATCTCTATCTCTCCGTAACCACTTTGTAACATTGGTGTAACATTGTTACGCTCCAACTTATCTTTTTTAGCTCTACACTTACGCATTCTGCTAGCCGCAGCTGTTTCACACCCTGTACTATCTTTTGTATCTGGTAGATAGTATTCTTCGTCAGAACACATTTCGAGTAGTCCACTTTTAAGTAGGTACTGTATTGTTATTTGTACATTCTCTTCCTTTTCATCAAGATCTAATGCGAGTTCTGATGCAAAATCATCTTCAAGTCCGTCAAAGTAAAGTTTTCCATCACTCATGATTGAACGTAATAACATTTTGAGATAGATAATTGTATAAGTATCACCACCTGCAATCTTTCTCAATCGTTTGATTTCTTTTCTTTGGAAGAAGTCTTTGTGCAACTTCAACCAAAAGTATCGTTTTGGTTCGCTCATATGCTAACCATTAATTTTACCAACGCTGGCATATTTAACATTTGGTTGCGTTTGATTAATTACATCTAATACATCCTTTAGTTCTGTAATTTCTTTTGCATTTACTTTGTATTCACCTTGTGTTTCTTCTAATTTCTCAATGCGTTTCTTCACATATAGTTCAACAACATCAATTCTTTTCATACTAATCTAACCTCTTTCCTAAAAATCAACATCAATAACTGCGAGTTCCTTTGTTTTATCTTGTCCGTTTTTGGCAATCAAAACTTCGATTTTCGAAAAAACATTATCATAGTTATCAACAATAACGACTTCATTGTTTTCATTAACTCGTTTTAATTTATTAATTAAGTCTTTAACTAACATAAATCTCTATTCCTCTCTTCTAACTTACGTTGTGTTTCCTTTGCAAATACTCCGTGTGCTAAGTTCTCATGGCAATATCTGCATAAACACGCTAAGTTGTTTAGTTCGCTTGTACCACCTCTACCCCTAGGCAATATGTGGTGTACCTCTGTAGCAGGTGCACCACATATTACACAACACGGATAACCATCTATACTATCTCGTTCAATAGCTTGTGGTCTTGTAATTTTGTAGAGTTTATCATCAAGCCTTTTTCTTTTGTTCATTCCCCCACTCCCTAACTAGCGATTGAATGTAATCGCTATCATCAAGTTTTATTCCAAGTTGGTTGTACTCATCGACTAAGCAATCAATAAGCCGTTGCATTTCTTCAACTGTATATACTGATGATCCGTGGTAACATTTAACGTTATGGAAACCATCAAGATTTTGACATTTACCAACATCCGCCGCTATCCAACCAGTTCCGCCTGACTGCCACACTTGAATGTATCTATCAACCGCATCTTCACGAATAGGAACATATGTAAACGCTCCACTATCTAATATTGCTTTTCTATACACATCATCTTTTGATGTGTAAGAATGTTTGCTTAAAACATTTGCAATCTTTTGGCATATAAGCCACATATAATTATTTGCGGTTAGACTACGTTGTTTACGTTTTTCTTTTATCTCAACATCGTATTCTTTATCAGGTTTTATCTTCGATAAATCGTTATCGTGAGGTGCTGGTATCACCAGCATTACACCCATAGGACTTCTTAGTAATTCAATTCCTTTAGCAGTTAACTTCATAATGACATTAACCAAGATTTAACTTGTTTTAATTCTGTTAGGTCTAAAAGTTTTGAGGATGATTTGTTGAAAGTTGTTTTTATGTAAGATGCTACTGTTTCGTTTGGAATACCTTTTACTTTTACAATTTCAGTTACTTCATGTAGTATTTGTTTTGTTAATTCCGTTTCATTATTACTTTGTGCATCGTCATCTTCATCCCAAGCCACACCTAAAATAGAGGATAAGGAATATCTTCGTGCATACGTTACAACGCTGCCAACACCTTGAGGGTCTTTTTTCATTAGCGGTAATGTGAAAGGGTCGCTTTCCAACCATTCACCGCTTTCATGTAACAACATAGTAGTTACAGATACTACATCAGCACCTGTAAAAGGTACTTGCAAAAAAGATAATCCATTATTTGCTAATACAGGTCTAACTGCCTGTAGTAAACTGTCTAGCGTTACATACTTTGATTTTAGAAATGCATTTTCTTTTGTTCTGTTTGGATCAGATACTTCTGATTGAAATTTTGCTAATGCTTTAGCTATTTCTGTTATAGTTTCACTTCTATTCATTAAATTTCGCTCCATTCAACACCTAATCGAATTAATGTATCGTTAATTGCTTTACGTTGTCTTGTATTAATATTCTTTACGACATAAGTTACTGTTTTTACTTCCTCTATGATTTCCTCTGGCACTTGTGATTGTTCTGTGAATACTGGTTCCGTTTGTTGAGGTTCTTTCGCTTTCATTTCAATTTCAAGTCGCTTTTCAAATTCATTGGAAAGTACATTATCCAATTCACCAAACGGAATATTATCAACACGATGTTTAATTTCTTCGTATTGGATAGGTGTATCTAGTGCGTAGTTTTGATTAAATAAATCAATTTTCATCTTAATCATTTCTACTTTTTCAGCCTGCATACGCTTTAGATCATCATCGTTTTGTTGTTGTTCTAAAACACCTTTAACCATTTCATCAATGGCTAGTGCAACATCTGACATTTTGGCGGTTTTGTTTTCCCACCATTTGTGATTAGGTACAATTCTTATTTTGTATTCGTCTCTAATTCCCAATGCTTTTACCTTGTCATTCATCATGGCGATGACTGTGTCCCTACGTTTCAACATTTCTTGTTGTTCAAATTCATTGATTTGATTTGCGATAGGATTTTCAACTCTACTTACAACTGCAAGCACTTGTTCTAGTTCTGCGGTGAATGTATTATACGGAATTTTTAATTCACGTTTTTTGTCAGTACCAAATCGTGTTAACTTAGTACGGATAGAAACAATCTCTTTCAGTACAGATTTCATTTCTTTTAGGTTATCTTCCGTAACAACTAACCCATTGTATTTTTCTAGTTTCTCTTCAAGGTACTTCGCAAGTTCTGCGTTATTCCAAGTTAAAGTTAAATTGCTATCAATAACTTGTGGTTCGATAGCTGGTTGTACAATTACATCAACTGTTTCCATATGTTTTGTTTCTCCTTATATTTGTGTTAAAATACAAGTAGAGTAAATCACTCTACACGCACGCTTGCTTTCCTACGGCCTAGCGTGCTTTTTTTATTTCTCTTACCCAAAAGTTACTCAATATTAGCAGTGCGAACCCTAGGGCAACTTGAAGGAATGCGGTATAGAAATCAATTCTATCGATTTCTACTGAACCTATTGTTCCAGCTACCATCAAAAAGGCCACTACTCTTATAAACCAAATCAATTTCATAACTCATTACCTACTATCACTAGCATTTGGCTGGTGATTTTTTTAATTTCACTTTTCAAACGATTGTTTTCTTTTTCCAATCGTTCCACTTCGTTTTTTAACTTTCTGTAACCAATAGCCGAGTATTCACTTTCAATCCCTGCTAGTGCTTCAACCTCTTTTTTGCTAAACCTAACACCACTTACATTTGGTAGTTGTTTTAGCACTCCTCTATTTCTTAGGTCGTATACTGCTGTCTGTGAAATCTGAAATAGTTTTGCCACTTGGTTGACGGTGTAAACTAAACTATCTATCTAACGACACCCCCTTTGTTAACTCTTCTACACCACAATCGAAATAGTTAGCCAACTTAATAAGGTTAGAAACGTTAGGTGATTGGATGCCATTTTTCCAACGAGATATAATGCCTTGATTTATACCTGTTTCCTTAGAAAGTTGGTAGGCAGAAACACCTTTTTTGTCCATCTCCTTTTTAATATTCATGTATACAGTTTTTATCATTTACACACCCCCTTTACGTTTGGTATACTTGCGATATAGTAAGCGTTAATTTTCTACTATAGCCACTTACTGTAATCCATCTGGTTACTTACGTTTTCATAAGCACCTTACTCTTGTATTGTACTTCCGTTTTCGTTAGTAGTCTAGTAAACACTTTTTAATTTTTTTAAAATATTTATTTAATTTCTAAAATGTGTTTTTATTTTTATCGAGGTGTACCATGTTATATGATAAAATAGACGAACTAATGCGCAAGGCTGGTGTGTCCGCCTATCAAGTTTCACAAAGTACAAACATTCCGCAAAGTGCTTTTTCGAGATGGAAAAGCAGAGAAAGCGAACCAAGTTTAAAAAATGTTAAAATTTTAGCCGAGTATTTTGGAGTTCCTATCAATGATTTACTGTCTGATACCGACAATAAAATAAAAGAGACGTCAATCAAAAAGAAAGACACCTCAAAAGTTAATATCAAAGATGTAAAAGTAATGTTTTATGGAAACTATGAACTTACAAAGCAAGAAAAGCAATTAGTTGAAAATGTGATTAAAGGTGTAATTGCATCAAGAAAAGATGAAAGGGATAAAAATAATCAGACATCATGAAACGAATGTTGCCAAAAGTATTAGATATTATTAAAGAACATAAGTCGAACGATCCAGATGTTATTGCTAGGAATTTAAGAATTAGGGTTCATTATAGATTGTTGCCAAAACAACTCAAAGGAATGTTAATTAAAACGCCTTTTACAAAAGACATAGTAATTAATTCCAAAATAAATATTAATCAAAAGAAAGTGGCTCTTGCCCACGAATTAGGTCATATATACTTACATGGCGGTGGTTTTAATCTTATAGAGATTGATTTATTGACAGACAGCGAAAGAAAAAGAAAAGAATACGAAGCTAACAAATTTGCTTTTCTTTTAGTTGCTCACACTTGCATGAGGAACTCACCACGAATGATTGATAGTATTAGAAATGAGCGATATTTAACATTCAATGATACTGTTGAACTACTCAATATATTTGAGCGAACAGGGTGTTATATATAAGAGGTGTATTATGAAAGCTAAATACAAAGAGATACAGAAAGAGATGATAAACATCACACTTGCCACCTACTTATTTACATTTTTATTTGCAGGGATATTTTTTATCATTATCCAAGATAAAGGCGAAACAATCGGTGCAACCATATCAGGTATTATATTTTGGTTGGGGTACGCCCTAATTCGTTACATCAATAAACGTCAAAGCACTAAATTTTTTGAAAAATTAGAAACGAGGGAACGATATGCAATACAATTTCACTATCAGAAAAAAAAATAAAGGGTTTCAGATTATAGTTAGCTATAAGGATGGCTACAAATGGAAACAGAAATCTAAACAGGGTTTCGCCACGCAAAGAGATGCTAAACTTTATGGGCAACAAATAGTCGATAACCTAAAAAAGACTATCACCGCACAAATCGATGATAGTCTAAAGGATATTACATTAATTCAATTTTTTGATATTTTTGCCAAGGATAAAATTAATCTATCGTATGGATCTATACTCACCTATCGTAACTCATTACGAGTAGTCGAACATTTGAAAAATAAAAAGATAGTGGATATAACACATACAATGATACGAAATGAGTTTAGCCAATCACCATATGCGGTTAGTACGCAAAAGTTATGTAAACGCATACTAAATGTCATATTCAATTACGCTATATCACCTTATCACATTATAGCCACTAATCCATGTAAAGGAATTACATTTACTAATAGAACGCAACAACAATTAAAACTACTAGACGAAAATGATTTAAAAGCCATAGAACGAATGAAAAGCAATCACTACATGTATTATGTCATGTTCATGGTTGCACGTTATACAGGGGCTAGATACGGAGAAATTATCGGTATCACATGGAATGACATATATTTAGATAAAGCTATTATATCCATTAATAAACAATGGTCTATTACTGGTGATGGTTTACATGGCTTCTCTCCACTAAAAAGCAACAATGGATACAGAGATGTTCCAATACCACCACGGCTAATAGACATATTAAAAGCATATAAGACCACATCAACAACAGATAGGTTATTCCCTACAAAGAATGCTAAATCATCTAGGGCTAACTACATTCTTAAATTATATGTACCTAATAAGTCCATTCATGCATTTAGACATACATATGCTACTACCCTACTATCAAACAATGTAGACATAAAAACAGTAGCATCGCTACTTGGTGATACAGTCGATACAGTCATAAAGAATTACATACATTACTCTGATGAAATGAGAAAAAACGCTGCGGAAAACGTAGCCAATATTTTTGGCTAA